TTAAATGTGGCGGAAGTCCGTTGATGTTTGCATGGTGCATGGCGTGCCATTCATCAGCCGCATTGATAATTTCCGTTGCGGAAGATCCGTATTCGGCTCCCATTTCTCCGTAATCTGAAGCGCCGAGTGTGACTAAATGCTCCACCCCTGCGCCATCTTGTCCATATAATTTATCGTCAGATTTCCAATACAGCGCTCCATAATCAGGGATATCGGTTGGGGTTGTGATTTCAGGCATATGAAAAGAACCGTATAATAATATTAAAGACTGGACACTCCCATCATACCACATGAAAGTTTCAAGAGTCCCAGGGGTTCCGGCACCTCCCATGCTTTGAAAATAGACATCCCCAATTTGAGCATCCGCAGTCACGTCAGACAAATTTCCATAAATCTTTACAGCAACCTTACTTTGTGGATCGTCAGAATCGATTAAGGTAATCCCAGGGGCAGGGGTAGGAGTAGCGGTATAAGAGGTCGCAGCATGATCGCCCACAACCGTCACACTAGCGCTGCCATAAGTTATAGTAACGTCAGTTCCACTCACATCGAATGTCCATACATTCGAAGCATTCGCTCCGTCTGACCAAGCGACAGAATCAACAGTCGTAGGGTCAAATCCAGCCCCACCGCCACCAGTTTGATACCAGTGTGTCCCATCACATTCTAAAATCCACCCGCCAAAAGTTGCGGTTTTAGTCTCATCCACGGCCGATTCAAGATAAATATCCTGGTTCCCGGTTCCCTCAACGTTTTCCAAGGTCGTGTTGTTAGTTGCGTTAACAATTACAATAGCGATTTGCTGTCCGTCAACACCGCCAGTAAAGCCACCTATGGTTACATTGTTAGATGTGGTATCGACCTTAATTACATTAACGTTGGATACGTCTAAATCATCTGTTGGGCCGGTTGTGGATAGGGTTGTGGTGCGAAGAATAATTGTAGCTGCTTTCCCTTCGCGTACTGGGTCGCCATCTCCCGCAAAACAAGGTGCTACCGCAAAACTTACTGCCAGCATTGCCGCTAAAATATATCTACGAATTGTCATTTAAACCACCTCCTACCCAGTTTCCGTCAGACCTTTTGGTAAGCCTGAGCTGATCATATTTATGTTCAAGATTGAAATCGTATCCGATTTGAATGTTTCCAGTTCCGTGCTTAACCGTTATTGTATTCGTGCTATCCACGGCGTATAGGATAATTTCATCCCCTGAGTTTCCGCCATTGACTGTAACCAGATCGTCAGCGGCAGCACCTTGTGGCGTAAGGCAGTAAATCCCCGGATCAGTTACGGTAATAACGCCGCCCGTGATTGTTGCAGAATACTCGCCCCACGAGCCCGTTCCACCCGACACCGGGCCGACTTGTTTCATCCCTTCCATCCATCGTCTGAAAATAGGCATGTCGTCACCCCCTTTATGCGATCTCGATGACTCTTAGGTTGCCGGTTTCGCCGGATATGGTATTGCAGAAATAGATTGGGATATCTACAGAGCAAGGAATGTCGAAAAGCGCCCCTTTTGGAATTGGCATCCCAGTTTCAGCAGTCACGCCGGTGGGACCCCAGACGCATTCGCCGGAAGCAGAGTCGCTATTATTATAAGCGCAAAGACCCTTCCTGGTATATCCCTCGGTTAATTGTGATGTGAATAAATCGGATGAACCGAAGACGTCTACTGCTGTTATCTTCAATTCATGTGTGGCTATCGAGTTTAATCTGGCGAGATAATCTGATTCCCGTGACATGATACCCTCCTCAAAAAAAGTTCATAGTGTTTCACAATTGGCAAAAGCCAACGCCGGAGAAAGGGCGTTTTATTAAATTGTTGTGAAGATTTCCTTGAGAAGGATTGAAGTGTGCTCAAATTCTATATATATTTTTGCTTTACTGTCAAGCTTTTTCACACAACCATTAAAAAGATACTGCCTTTAAAGTAGATATCCGATCCATGTAGCCCACCCCTAACCTGCATGGGCTCAAATGCAACCGCCCCCCCGTCAAGCTCATTTCTAAACCGAACGGTCCGTGTGAATATTTGCGAATTGGATGTGATTGTGAGCGTATAGGTGTTTCCGGCGCCTGAATCTGACAGCGCTTTCAAGGCATCCACGGTGGATTTCAATTGCAGCCCCTGGGTTTCAGTGCTTACAAGCGTGATGGTTCGGCCCGCTTCAACCCCCATGAATTCTTGAACAACGATCCCCCCGCCAAGTGTCGGTTCAGCCTCGGCATTAACCATATTGTACGCGAATTCGTCTGAAAAAATCATATCTTTGTCAAGAGTAACGGTCCCGATTATAGTGCCCATAATTATCCCCTATACCTGAACTACGGTGATGGTTTGCTCTGATCCACCGGAAGCCCTTTGAAGGATCACATGCTTTTTGGTCTTTCCCGGATATCCGGCCACAACAACAGCGTTCCCGACTGCCAACCCGCTGGGGCCACTGACGTTAGCCGCTGTGCCGCCGTTCTTGAATTGAATGGCGTAAGACGTATCGGACCCGCCTAATGCAGACACGGTGGCCTCTACCACCTGCGGTTGGGTATCTTGCGCCCAGCGGTTATTCATTTTCGTAAGTTCGTCTAAAATCATATCGAGAATTCCTCGTATTGCTCTGCTTCAATCGTGGCCCAAACGGACTTTGGCGTGATTGAGATTGTATAACTCTTAACTTTCAGCTTTTGGTTGTTCAGCCCAAGTTTACCGTCCGACACCGTTATCCACGTTCCCGGAATGATTGTCGGCCCTTTATGCGGGACTTTCAAGGATCGCTTTTTGGTCAGATAATACGCCCCCTGGGAAGGATCGTCCAACCACCGCTTGCCTCGCTTGGCTGCGTCGTTCTCGGTTACGATTAGCGCATCGTTTATGGATGGGCCTTCTCGATCGCCGGTGCCGCGTATTGCTTTGACTATGGTGCTCATACAGACCTCGCTTATCCTAATTGATACATAGATAATCTACATCCAGCTCTCCGCTTCGTGCTGCACCAGTTCCCAATACAATCTCAAATCCCACAGATTCTATCGTCCCAGATAGCCCAGTCTCTAGTAGATTCATGGCAAACGGTGTGTCAGGGTCATTCCAAGCCATTATGAAGTCTACATCAAATGTTAAGCTAGGTACTCTCATACATCTCCTGGGTCATACCTCCAGCCAGTATTATGGCTATCCCCTTGCCTGTCGAGTCCATTATCCATAGTAGTACTCCGACCACACACTAGCGTTACACAAGATGTTAAGTGTCCCAACAGGTAAATTACAGCTATCAGCACCGAATGAACATGTACCCGTCCCTGTTGATACCTCCAAATCCATATGAAGTGTGGCACCTATAGTTGCACACCCCCCACGTACCCAATCAGACCACGCCCCTGTATCTATAAGGCTCTCGGCACATGCCTATGGCACATCTGTAAAACATATATATCCAATACCAAGTGACCCATAGCTGCTCTCATCCCGCAGAGCAATACCAAATTCTATTTGCTCCGGAATCCCATTCAACTTAATTATATTTTCTCCCAGGTGAACACCTATATTTCTCATGTAAGACTGTTGGTTGTTTATACCCGCAACCGCAAAATACAGTATCTCAAAACTACCTCCTACATAATCAATCCAAGCATATATGCTGTCACCGGCGGGATGTGGCGGATCTGATGGCTGCAGCCCAGAATCATCTATGGAGTCTACGTATAACAACATATACGAATCATCATAAGAAAATGTCGTTTCACACTTTATGGACACCCCAAGCGTAGCCCCTAATGGGTCCGCCGTCATCTCCTGTGATAACAGCACCACACCGTCCTCAAGAGTCACTGATGCACTATAGTCCCCCTTCCATGGGGTCCCTGCAATCACTGGCATGCTTGGACAAGTCCGATTCGCTGGCTCTGATGTCAGAACGTGCCACGAATTCCCAGACGCGCATAGCGTAGTACTGTTAAAAGGCTCCCAGCATCCTTCCTCGCCACCAGTAGCCCCCAACTTAAAACAATAAGGTATTCCCTGCCCAGGCTTCTTAATCTTAGCCGTTACGACATTCCCGTTTACTGAAATAGCGTCCAGCGGCGAGCTCGGCGGTGTGTTCTTGCAAGTTCCATCCTCGACCGGTCCCGATCCGTCTGGTTTCATTTGCTTCAGCGGAAATGTAAAAATTTGTCTACTCATGATGCGCTCACCGTAAAAGTATCATTGGCTAAATCGTCCTGGTCGCTGTCCTGATAGCCGGACTTCGTTATTTTAATTGTATGATCCCCGACAGCTACGTTACTAACATTCAATAAACCGCTCGCGTCTGTTGTGCCTTTATAACTTCCGTCTATTGAAACAGATGCTTCGTCCAAGTCAACGTCGGACACATAGTCTGTGATGTTGATTGTTATGTCTCTTTTCGTTGGCAACGTCCCACCACCGCCACCGCTATTAAAATCGAGTGAAAAATCCAAAACCGTAGCAGAGTCACAACCGCCTGCGGTCAGCCAAACCGAAAAAGTTGGTTCTTTGTAAGCACTGCCGACTGTTATTCGGAACGGAGTGAATATCGTGGTATACGTAATTGTAATTTGTGCCCTCGGAATATCTTCCCATTGGGCATTAGTGACAGCTTTGCTTCCACTCGTAAAGCGAAGACCCCCTGCACCGCTTCCAGAAGACACTAATTCTACAAGATTTGCAAATGGCTTCGATATACTGCCTGACCCATTTGACAATGTAATTGATTCTGTGAGTTCCTCGGCATCTTCACTACCATCAAGATCAGGCATCGTTCCATCACTTGACCCAAATCGTCCAAGCGATGCGCCCCCTGCATAAGCTCTGAAGTGAAAAGTTCTCCCACTTTGGCCAACCTCTTCAAGCATCACGCTGGCACAATATGCAGGCTCTTCGCCTCCCCCGCCTCCTCCGCCACCCGGTGCGGCAACAACAGAAAAAGAATAAATCGCATAAGCGGACTTATCCGCAAAATAAAACAGCACATTGTATGTTTCTACGGCTCCCCCTCGAATGGAATAATCCTGATAGTTCACGCTGTACGTCACACTGACAGTTGTAATCGGGATTGACGTATCCCCGGTAACAGCGGTTTCCCCATTCGTGTTCGTTTTTGACGTATTCCCTTTTCCGAAAATCAGCGTTACGTCTTCAGTAATAGATTCTGTCCCGCTTCCCACTCCCTGGCAGCTTCCTTCTGGAAATGAAAAGGTTGGGATATCCCCCTGGCTATGATAATAATACACACGGACTGTATGGTCTCTACCAGGATAAATATTACTATCAAAATCTCCATCAGCTTTTTCAGCCGCAGTGAGATACCGTTCGGCTGCAATGGTCGCGTTTGTTCCGCTAGACCCATACCCATAAACCGTAACAGCGTTATACCCGGACGGGTAGTCAATACTTTCGCTTAGCTGAACAATATCGTCCAGGTCATTATAGCTCTGGACCGACGCCCCTTCATCGACGGAATACGCTTCAGCTGATAGTGACCCATCCGCTGCCGCCACCAGCTCTGCCCCGATCACCCCGGCCAGAGAAGAGATAACATCCACCGGCGATTGGCCGGACACGCTGAACGAATCCGCATAAACCGCGAAATCACCCGCGTTCCAATTCACCGTCACGGAATATGGGCAGTAATTACTCACCACATAAGCCACAATAGCTGAAGCCGTTGTGTTCCCGGTCTGCCATGGGTGGGAAGTATCGTCCGTGTCATTTATGGTTTTGGAATAGGGCTTAGATAGTAATGCCTGCTTTGACCTACCCCATACGGTAAACGCTACACCTGCCCTACTCGGGGTCGTGTCTCGCTCTTCCACCAAGAACTGATAGGTCGTGACGCCGATAACCACCTTTATTCGCAGTGCCCCAAAGTTCGTGGTGGGATCGCATAGCGCCCAGAACGATTTACTTTTCAGCGACAGGGAAACCGAACTGCAATACTGGCCTTCAGCCTGATCAATATCGCATTGTATAACGTCGTCAATTACGCTTCTGTTGTCTATGATGATGTTTATTGGTGTCGGCATATCTATATCCCGTGGTTTTTCAAGAAGTAATAATCCCCTTGCGTGATCCCTGAATCAGCGTCCAGGATGTGGTTGATTAAACTCAGTGTATCATTGAACTTGGCAAGGTTTTCTATATCGTTCCTGAGCGTCTGGCTACCTTCGATCTTTGACAGGATATCATGGACCAAGGTTATATCCCCGCTGAACACGGCGTTCAGGCTGTTTACCAGGGACAGGGTCGAGCCCACTTTAAGGCTGTTAATTAAACTGATTGCGCCTAATATTTGCGCCCTTGGGATGTGCCTTACGGCACCGGTTAACGAGAAGGTGCCCGTGAAGGGGGTGGCTGTTACTTTTTGCCCACCTTTTACGGCACCGGTTAACGAGAAGATGCCTGTGAACGGGGTGGCGACTATTGTTTCGCCACCAATGTTTTCTTCAGCCCCGAACGTACCCAGCGTATCCCAAAGACTGTGGTGTGTGGCTTTTATCCATGCGGGCGCGCGGACAGTTTTTGAAATTCTAATTTCGTCTATAACGTCAGGCCAAACATACGCGGACGCAGCACTCGGTACGTTCTGCCCGATAACCAAGTCGTCAGCACTATTAACTGTTTGGGTTGTAGTATCTTCAGCGGGTGTGCCGCTAACAGCTCCATTGATAAATAAAGAAACTTTACCTTCCCCAACATCTCTAACCGCTGCCAAGTGCCTATAAATTCCATCAGAGATATCAACACCGGCAATTGCATAAAATGTGGTTCCACCATGGTCTTCTAACCGCATGTACGGTTGACCGTCTGTAACGGTCGTGGCAAATATAAAACCCTCTCCATCGGCGTTATCTTCCCGATTTGTTACAAGCGTTCTGTACTGCGTAACATCTGATATTTTACAAACAACCTCTACAGTGAAATCACCCTCCTCTGGATTCAATTCCGAACTAGCGGGAACTGTAGTTTTATCATCCACCCCGTCAAACTCGATACCTTTGCCAATCTTGCCATCCACAAAATCAGCAGTGGTCATCGAGCCACCGGGCGTCCCGTCATTAGCGTTACTCGTTGAATCCTTTATGGCATCTGCAACATCTCCATTAGGATCTTGCGCCATGTGCATTACGAGTTTAAAATTAGAATCCCAAGTGTTATGCGCTACTGCATCGGTTGTATCTCCTATATATGATGTATTGTCAGCATGATCAGAATCATAATAAATGTAAATGATTTCATCAACGGTAGCGGAAACAGATGGAACTTTAACGTGATACCAGGCTTTTTCAGAGGCGTAATCAAACCGTTCAATTTCAGCATACAACTCTGTTGTGCCATCAGAGGATGTAAAGGCCACTTTCTTCCGATTGGCGTTAGACCCCAGCTCGTCAAAAAAGCATGAAACGTCAACATCGCCAATCCCGGAAGCCGCTGACAGATAAACCAGAACGGGAAACCCGGAAAGAGCCGCGTCAATCTGGTCTTTATCTAAGGTGAAGGTTAGTCTTTTACCCCAACCTGAAAGCGTACCCATAATGTCCCTTTACGACAAATAAACCGCAATTTCACCGGAAACCTGGATTGATGTCCCATCCGTTGCGGTAACGTCTACCCCAGAGTCAATGCACCCGACAATCGTGTCATCGGCTGATGTCTCATCAAAAACGACTGCTGATCCCACTGGGCCAATGCTACCCCCGTCTGCTATCCACGTTGGCTTGTTCCCCCATATCATTGAGCCCCTATTATTCACATCATCCTCAGTCAGTTCCCCGGACAATAACGTGATCCCCCGGGCGGTATATCCATATCCGGTTCCGATTTCTTCGCCACTTACATCCGTGTAGACCGCATGTGCGTCCTCGTCGAATGTGAATGTGTCTTTCATCAGCATTGTCTTGAACACGTCAGTGTCGCAATCGATCTCACCCTTCATTGCTTGATATTTGAAATGGTTACTTAGTACGACCGCCATAACATCCCTCCTTTAAGCCGATTCTCCGCGCCAATCAAGCGTGACCGTGTTATTTGAATAAGACGCTATGCCTGCAGGAACAACCTCTTTTACCCAAAGCCCTTTTCCTGCATGGGTGGTTGTAAACGTCACGGTATTCCCATTTGCCCAGGACCCGCCCCATCCGTCCTTGTCAATCTTGAAATAATAGGAAGACCCGTTGGCCGGTTGAAAGTCAGTGTTGATATCCCCTGACCCTACCGATCCAGTATTTGTCCCCGTAACCGAAAAGTTCGTCGCGTCGCTGAACGTCAAGGTCCATAAATCCGTAACTGTCCCCACGTTGTACCGCGTAACCGGGTACGTGCCTTCGTCATACGTTCCAGCGGAACTCGTTTCCACCCATGAATCAGTCGCCGTTTTGATGGTTCCCAAATCGACGATGGTGCTGACAACCGTTGTGATGGCGCTGAAATTATGGCCCAATTCCCCGGATATCGTGATTGTTGCGGTGTTCCCAACCCACGAGGGCGTTCCGACAACCGAAGTATCCAATTCGTTGACCCCGTCATCTATATGGATGGGCGCAGTATCCCAAATGCCGGAAGCCGTATCGAACTCGACTTCAATGGATGATTCCCCGCTGCCGTATGCGTTCGCCAACAATCCCGTCCCACACCAATCGGAATACCCCTCCGCATCGGATTGGGCGTCCATGTCGGTTCCGGCTTTTAGCTGGTAGTAATCGTCTGACGTAGATCTTACGCCGATCCAGACCTCCCCAGAATACATGGCAAGGTCCCCGGTGTTTTCATTCCGTATAAACTCTTTTCGGTATCGGGTAAGTCCTTCCACTCGTTTTGTTGAACTAACATTCGGGAACCCGTTGTTAAGGCTGTTGTCAACAATTTCCGTGGTGCCTATCCTGCCGCCGTTAGCCGCCGTGTCATTATTGTTGACCGCCTTGTAAAATTTGATGTCACTTGCTGCGATTGACATGACCGCCTCCTTTTAGGCTGTGACCAGTTGCGCCCTTCTAAGTGTTTTTACGAGACCGTTTACAGCGTCCGTGTCCCCATACACCTGGTGGGGAGTATCGTTTATATTGAGATTGATTGTGTGAAGTTGGCCGGATAAATTGTTTGAACCGCCGACGGGTCCACCTTGAGCAAATTTTGGCATTTGCATCTTTGGAACAACGCCGCCAAATTTCATTCCGGCTACCATCCCATTCAGACCCTCAAACAGCCCCGATCCATACTTCTTAACAGCTTCTTTCTTGATGACGAACTCGCCTTTTTCAAGCATTGCAGGGACAGTGTCGCCGCCTCCGTAACCTTTTAATTGGCCGCCTGATGACAATTTTGATAGCGCATCAAGTACTTGATCCAATCTAATCATGCTCTTGAAAACGCCTGATGGTGTTCCACGTGCATGGAGGCTAGGTTCCCCTAATGAGGGTAAGATATGCTTACTTATTGCTTCTTGAATTTTTGCCGCATTTCTTTCAATCACATGATCGAATAACGTAAACTGAAAATACTTCGTATCATTAGGGTAATTACTATGCTTATTGATTACATAATCCCGCAAGGCATCCGGGTCCCCAAACATGCTATGAAGTTTGGAATATTTAGTTTCAGCCGTAGGGCGCACACCTGTAAACTTACTGCCTATTTTAGGTAAAGTAAGTCGCCCGCCAGACGCAAACTTCTGCACCATCCCATTCAGACCCTCAAACAGCCCCGATCCATACTTCGCAACAGCTTCTTTCCGGATAACGAATTCACCCTTTTCGAGCATGGCTGGGATGGTATCGCCGCCTCCGTAACCTTTCAATTGGCCGCCGGTGGCGAGTTTCTGCCCCTTATACGTCGTAATCCCTAAAGACTTTGCTTCATTAAATGTATCAAGTTGTTTTTGTAGCGCTTTCAGCTTCTTTTCTGCTGCCGACGTGTCAAGCCCAAGAGCCTTGTTTTTTTCTATAGCAACAGTCAATGATGCGATCTCACTTTCAACATCCTGAATTACGGAAGTTGTCGATGCTCCAACCGAGGCTGTGCTTTGCTTTAACGACTCCAGTTGTTGTTTCGCTTTAGCTACGGCATACGTTAGACCTTCTTCCGAATCTCCATCTTTTCCTCCAAAATCAACTACAATAGTCCCCCCAGCTAACTCGATAGCCTGCTTAAATGTGTCCAGTTGTTTTTTTAAATTTGTTATCTTGGATGATAGCGGTAACTTGGAAGATCCCTCCCCCATAAACGAAATCAACATCTCAGTGCTGGTACCCTCAACCTTCTTTTTCAGGCCGTCCATCCAACCTTTAATTTCTTTGATCTTTTCGCTAATGGGCTTAGTTGTAGACCCTTTCCCTTTTACTGACACGGTATGTGTAGAGGTTGTATTCATGCCACCCAATCTTCTATGTAGATTGTATGCCTCTCTGAGTGCCTCCAACCCGATGACGGTGATTACGTGTTTGGACTTCCAATCTTTGCTGATGAGATATTCAAGTTTTTTCTTGATTTCGTCCAAAACCTCGTTCGGTTGCGTCCCATCAAGTTTGACTGTAATTTCTTTTTCCGCTGTAGTTTGTAAGGTTTCAGCTTTCCCCGTGGTTGTATCGAGTGCTGTGTTAGCGGTTGCTGTTGCGACCGTTACCGTTTTTTCTGCATTGATTGCAGTGGTTGCGGCTTCCGCCGTAGTTTTAATTTCAGTTATGTCGTTTAACGCAACCTCTGGTATGTCCATGTTGAAAATCTTCGGTTGCGTAATCTCTGTGGTTGCAGCTTCAAGATCGTCCGTCATGGTTTTAAGTTTTGCGTTTGCATTGGCGGTGTTGATATCAATGCCTATCTTGCCTTGTGCAATTGCTGCAACGAGAGCGTCACTCATTTGATCAATGGCTTCCTTCGTAAACCCAATTTTACTGAGCGCTTCTCTGTTTTCGATGTCTATTAAGTATTGTTTATCGAGTTTAGACCTGAATTCTTTTTCTTTTTCAGATAACCCGTCATAGGCTGAGTCGGCGCTTGTTGAATCGACTTTAACATTCATCGGCTCTTCAACTTTTGTTTTAGTCTTAGATGCATCCTCCTTTACTTTGTTTAGTTTAGCCGTTGGGTCTTCTATATCCGTCTTTAATTTCGCCGGGTCATTGAATTTTTCTTTTAGGTTTGCGAGTTGGCGCCCGATTTCACCAAAAGCGCTCCCGGCTTCTGTTTCCATGCTATCGTAAGCTGTTTTTGCTTTTGCACTTCCATCTTGGAATGTCTCAGATGTTTTAGTTTTTATTTCATCTAACCCGAGTATTACCGCAGCTTCGGCTTCCCCATGGACGTTCACCCAGTATCGTTTATAATTTTCGAGTTCCTTGCTATTCGCACCATAGGTATCAATGACACGCTGCATGTCTCTTTGAGCAGCTTCGTTTCGCTGTTCTTCCATGTAAGCGATTTCTGCATTTTCAAGATCGGACCTACGCTTGTTTTCTTCTGCTCCATTAGCGGTTGTGCGAGTCATTATTTCCATCATCGCATTGTATGCCTTATTGGCGTTGCTTATTTGCGCGTCCGCTTGTTTTATTGATTCTGCCGTAATGGTTTCTGTCGTTGACCTTGATGCTTGTTTTACTTGTGTATTTCCTGATATTGCAGCATCAGCGATTCCACGATATAATTCTCGTGCAGTTTCAAGTCTCTCTAAGGCTTCCTCATAATCCTTTTCGGTTTCTGCTTCCGATATCGCCTTTTTAGCTTCAGCTAACGCTTGTCTTGCTGCCAGTATGTTTTCTGACTGGATTTCTTCATCCGTCATTTCCGATTGACGCAGCAGTTTTACATCCTCTGCGAGTTTTTCTTCAATGGACTTGATTTTGTCTGTGAACTTTTGATAGGCTGTTTTTCGTTTTTCAAGTTCGTTATTTAACGTCCCCGTTTGTTTTTCTTGATTTGCTTTGTAGTTCTCAAGTTCTTTGTTCCACCATGATAGCGCCGCTTCTGCCATTTCTTGTTTTGAAATCTCATTGGCAGCAACCATTTTTTGTAGTTCATCAACGTAATTTTTATATCGTTTTTGTAGCCGTTCCCATGCTTGTTTAACTGCAACTTTTCCATCTATATCTTGTTTATCGTAATACGCCTTCCAGGCTGCACTCATCTTATCCAGGGACGACCGAACGTCATGGGCGTATTTCGAAATGGACACCCGCCCTTTTTCAACGGCTTTGATAACTGCAGCTATCATGGCGTCCGTGTACTTGCCAGTAGCTTCAAGCTCACGCTTGATTGCCCCATAGCTCAGCTTAGCTTTCTCGCCAATGGCTGAGTACGCCACCGCTGCCGCGTCTACCGCGTCTTTGTGCTTTTGCTGTAATGCTATTGTTTTTTTTGAATCTTCTGATATGCCAACAAAGAATCTTTTCCACCACCCAATGGATATTTTTACCGTCTCTGTAACCTTATTTAGCTCCCACCCCATAAGCTTTATGAACGAACCCATTATTGGGAATCTGGATTTCATTTCATCGCCAAGCTTAACTATTACATTTTCATAGCCGTCAACCGCTGTTATTGCATTTTTTGTTTCGTCTCGTATCATCTTCCAAGAATCAGCAAATAATTGCAGAAACCCAGACCATGCTTTCGATCTTTCTACGGCATATCCGTATTCGTTTATCAGATCACCCAATGCTTTTAATTTATCTATATGCGCGGCGCTTGCGAATTCATCCAGCACTTTATTATTTTTATCAAAAGCGTCAATTGTAAGTTCGATCTTATCTTTTAGCTCAGGGTGCGCCTTGATGAGCCTTTTCAGGGTGGCGAGGTAAGCATCATTTGCGCCTTTGGAAAGGTCCGTTTCGTTTTTCAGCTTTATGGCCTTTTCGCCAGTTGAAACCAGCGCTCCCTTGTAGGCTTCCAGCGAGTCAACAATCTGCATGTTCTTGACAGCGAGGGTTTCAGCGTCTTTTATTGATTTCGCTAATGCCGCTTTGTAGGCGAGAACCGCAGCCGCCACTACCCCGAGAGCTATTGTAATAGGGTTGAGCCTTTTCAGGAATGCTCCAAGCATGTACCCCGATGTGGTTAGCGCCCCGGTAAGTCCACTTTTTCCTAGAGTTGTCGTGAGAGTTGCATAAGTTGAGGTAGCCATTTTAACAATAGCGACTTTGCCAAGCACTGCCATGAATCCTTTTGCCGCCATAGTTGCCAGCTTGAATGACCCAGCAATGGCACCAAGCTGAACAATCACTTGTCCTGCAACAGTCCCAACAAATGTCTCCAGCGCCCCTAACATGCCCCTGACAGCGTCCAGGAACACCCGAATACCATTTGCTGCCCCAGCCTCCCCAAATGCCACAGCCACGTTCCCTGCCCTGTCAATAAGGTTCTTGAGCTTAACCGCCAGGCCCTCAGCCTGCTTTGCCGCCATTTCTTCAGCGGTGCCTATCTCGTAGACCCTATTTAAAGCGTCCTGATATTTCCCAGACACGAACGATTTGACCACAACCGCCGCTGCTTGTGCCCCACGAAGCCCGAATAGGCTGAAGGCTTTTGACATATTAACTGTTTTGGTGTCTGTATCATAAAGGATGGTGGATAAAGATTTTAAAGTGCCTTGCCACCCCACCATGGCCGGATTTATATCGTCCAGTTTAAGGCCAACAGAGGCGAGGGATTCCGCCAATTTAGCACTTGGCTTAACCATTTTGCTAAGGACTTGCCGAAACCCCGTGCCGATTGTACTAGCCCGAAGACCATTGTTCGCGAGCGTCATCATGGTCGCCGCTGTTTCTTCAATGGACAATCCGGCTTGTGAGGATGTGGCTGCCACGTAATTAAACGCGGTTCGTAATTTATCAATGGTTAATTTGGACTTGTTGACGGCGTTCGCCATGACATCAACGATACGCCCAGACTCCGTAGCTGACATCCCAAAGGCCCTGATAGTGGTACTTACCAAGTCTGTGGATGTCTTCATGTCAGACAGTGTGCCCGTGGCCAGAAGCGCGGTGTCCCGCATAGCCGTCATGGACTCGCCAGCGTTCAAGCCTGCTTGCCCTAACAGGGTCATCCCATCGGCAGCCTCAGACGTTGAGAACTTTGTGTCCCGAGCAACCTGCTTAATGGTCTCGCCCATGGCCGCAACTTCAAAATCCGTTGCTCCGGTAATGGCCTGGAGGTTCTTTAACCCCTGGTCGTAATCTATAATGGCTTGAACCCCGGACTTAAATGCGGATGTAACAGCATAAATGGCTGCTGATGCGGCACCATAAGCAACAGTGGTTTTGAAAGCATCCGTAAGACGCTTCATTGCCCCACCTGTTTCTTTGGCCTGGGTGCCGAGTGCCGCTAAGCTAGAAGTTGCGGTTTTTTGGTTGGTGGCCAGAGTGCGTAAATGCTTCCCAGCGCTCTCCCACGAAAGGTTTCCGTTTCGAACTTGCTTGCTAACTTTTGCTATAACACTCCCGAGCTGTGGATATTGTCTTAATAGCTTGTCTTTTTCCTTTGAATGTTTGGCTATCGCTTTTGCACTTTCGTTCTGTTTTGTAATGTAAGCTTTCATAGCCTTACGGACTTGGTTAACGGACATTACTTCCTTATCGAGCTTAGGCAATAGCTCCGATAACTTGCGGATATGTCGTGAATATTCAGTAATAAGCTTGGCTTTTTGTTTCTGGAGCGCCTGTGCAGATTTGCTTGCTTTTCCCAGGTTTTTGTCCAGAGACCCAATACCTACAGCAGCTCCTTTCGATGTCATCTTTGCAGTCTTTAATTCCCCGTTGACGACTTTTAATTTACCGGATAAGAGGCCTGAACTCAACTTGGTAAAATTAAGCGTTTTAAGGAACTTGGCTCCGCTGCCTGATGACACATCGTTCATTCGCAAAGCAGTTTGTTGAATTGCTTTTTCGACTTTCTTGAGATGACTTTCGACAACCTTTAATGCCATCCCAGTTTTACCTGAACCCAGCGTCGCCAACGCACTTTGAAACTGTTGGGTCTCGTTTGTGGCGTTGCCCATTTTCTTCGCGGACTCAGAAACTTCGCTCCCAAGCCCCTTCATGGCACTTTTTGATACACCAGCCCCTTTAGCCAGGTTGTTAAGTGTCCCCTCAAGGTTCTTCAATAGCGTGTTGAGCTGCTTTACAGACGCCGTCAGCGTAGGGGAAATATCTCCCTTAAACAAAACCCCTAATTTAAGTTCCTTTGCCATGATTACCTCTTATCGACCGGCTTATTCCCGCCAAACGGCTTCTTTTCTGAATCCCAAAACTTGTGCTTGCCCATCATTCTTTCCGTCATCCTCTTCCGTTCTTCCATGGATAAGTGGCTGTAAGAATCCGGATCGCCGGATATGCACTTACCAGGCGGTTTGCTTGGCGTACCGCCCTTTGGCTCATCATCAATTTTAATCCCATGGAACCCCGCCTCAAGCTTCAGCCGATCCACCATCCTTTTCTCTGAGTGCTCATACAAAACCAGCGTCTGCCCAAAAGTTATACCTCCGTCTCTGTAGGACTTTCGGTAGAAGTCGTCGAGTCGGTATCCGTATCGTTCACAGACAGTGGTAACGGCCTCTCCGATTGAAACAGTCCCATCAGTTTCTTCGAGAGGCGATTGAAATTTTTTGCGACAGTGCCATAATTTACGTCGAATATAATGTCTGCAATTTCGATGGCCTGCAAGTTACTCAACTCATCCAGCACCGTTTCTTTCTCGTCTGACACCATCGTCAAAATCTTGCCAATGTTTTCATGGATCACCTTGACGATAAGCGCCACGGACAAATCAGAGGTACCACCTTCGTCAACCTGATCCGTGATTGCTTTGATAATCAAGTCCGTCAGTTTTAGTTGATCTCCCATGGACAGAGGGTAGACGGTGATTTTCCTTAAATTACGGACGCCAATCTCGACATCCGTAATTTGCGGATTCAATTTCTCTTGTTCGGTGATTTCCGGCATAGCAGTTCTCCTTAAATTCGCACCCGGCCCAACGCCGGGTGCGATTAGCTTAATGGTTTACGCCCACTGAATCCTTCCAAGGGGCTTGTCATCCCAAATGGCGTTCCCACCTGACACGTCACTGGAAGCGTTCTTGCTCTCGAATGTTACGGTTACAGCCGCGCTGTCTTCAGCGGTGAAATCCATGTCCGTGTTGGCTGAAACCTGCGCCCTTGGAAAAATGAACGTCATGGTGCTGGTTCCATCCGGGTAGGTATAAACACCTTCAACCCGTAGGTAATCCGGCGCAGTACGCCCACCAAGTGCAATCTCGCCGGAGTGTGCATCTGGATAATCTGTCCCCGGATCAATCCCCTGAGCAAGGGCCAGGTTATAGGGTGTAATTTCTTTGAAAGCGCACTCAAGGGCAGCGCCTTCACGAATGGGAACGGTGTAATCCTCGATCAGTGGGTATCCGGATTCGAGCTTGTACCAATCTGTATTCCCAACAAATTTGGTGTTTGCCAGCGCTCCGATGGAATCACTGGCGGTTAATGCTGCGTTTGGGTCTGCGATATGAGTCGCGGAAACCCCTGTCCTGATTTGCATCAGGCCAATAGCGATTGTTGACGTATCCTTGGTTACAGGACCTTGTCTGCTCATGAAAAGACTCCTTTCAGCTCAATTAAGAACAGTTTAAAAATTAGCCGGACATTTTAGCTAAAGCTAATTGAGGAGATTTCGAAAATCGATTGATGAGCTTCGGCAAAGCCGATTGTGGTGGGTTAAAACGGAAAATAATTCAAAGTATTAACGTGCCCACAGGTTCTACGCAAGCACTTGATTTGCAGATTCCCGTGAATCAGCAGATCAACAGGCGGGTTCCCGGGGTCGCTCAAGTTCCTTCCAAAAACAAAATGGTATAGGCCGTTAGGTTGCCGCTCGATTAACTTTTTACCGCATTTTTCACATAAAATAAAGTTTCTTTCCACGTTTACACCTTCGACGAGAATCTAATTGTCACAGTTAATATTTTGAATTTCGTGCCATCTTCCGCTTCGAGCTGTCTACTTTCCATTACGTCCTGAACAATCATTCCACCCGATAATAACGTCCATGAGCCGGAGGCCCTGCTTCTATAAAACGGTATCCGGGACATGCCATCTGTCTTTGTATTGTCGGTCAGGTGTTTGTAAACCTTATCTCTCAATTGGGCCAGCTTGAATCCCTCACCGTCTTTCCTGGTACAACAATAGATTTCCAGGATATGTGTTGATAGCGAACTTAGCGCCATTTCACCAAAGTTGATGGACACCCACTTGTCAACCTGATGCCCCTGAACATTTGGCGTACTTAAATATTTGTCGAAGGTAAGCTGAACCCCTTCTGCCGCATGGAGGCTGTCAACCCAATATTTTTTTATGGAATCACGTACGTTCGATTCTTTTGCGGTGTCAGCGAGTGCCATCTTCCAGGCTCCTGTAAATATCTATATTAACGCTGGTTATCCGTTTCCCAACTCTGCTGACCTTGACATCGTCAACATAGGCCCCGGTTTCTTTTTCAAGCCGCTCAAGCTCCATGAAGATCCGATCAGCTACCCACTTTGCTTTTTCCATAATGCTTAAGTGGTCCATTACTTCCCCTTCACTTCTTCCGAAACGGCGGAAAGGTTCTTGAAAAACACGTCCGTTAAAAAGATTGCGGCCTTTTTGAGCTCCGGTTTTTCGTCACCATCAAAGTTGAGTTCAGCGACCCCTAATGCATCCAGAACTAAATCAATTTCGTTGATACTCATATCAAATGTAACATGAATATCTTTTGGCTCTACATTTAGGATTCTCATCGCCAGTCCGCCTCGATTCGTTTTAGCATTTCATCCCCGCGCTTCAGCCAGCCGTCTTTTGCATATTCTTCCATGGTTGGTGTAAACACGGGCCTTTTTTTCTTTCCAAATTCTCCTACCCTGCCGTACATCTCGATGGATTTGGAATTGCCTTTTGGCCCGGCTTTCCCTTTCCCATGCCACGATTTCCCTCCGGAATCCATGGCACCAGGTTGGACCCCACCGAGATACCCGTCCCCAAGCCGATATGACCCGAGGCTTTTAACAAGATCCACGCGAAGTTTCCACGGTGACGGGTAGCCTTGCCATCCGTACTTTTTTTTCCATCCGCCGTATCTCTCTGAATACGCAGGGTTAGGGCTTGAACGCTTCATGATATTTTCCATCACAAGCTGGTAATAATCCGTAGCGCACTTGAACTGCATCGTGTCCGGGACCTGAACCTTCACCGTGGTTTCGATCCGCTTTAATGCGGTTACGATACGTGTTACATCCGCCTGATTTACTTTAATGGATATCATGAATCCACCCGTTCAATACGGTCTCAAATTTGACATCCTGCTCCGGCATAAGCGAATTATTCTGTAGCGTAATATGTCGCCTGAATATCCTCGGAGATTTGAAAACCCTATCGCCTGTCTTGAACAATACCAATGTATCTGCATCTGAACATTCGATAAACACTTTCAACCCTTCCAGTAATCGCTCATCGATACGCTCGTTATCGTACATGACTGCGTACCAACCGTTTATCCTGTCCGTCCTGTTGACTTCCCCTAAATTCGCAACCTGGTGGACCTCAGAGGCCGTGGACCCGAAAGAAGCAATGGTTTCAGTGGGGTCTTTCGCATCGGCGCAACTTTGCACGACAAATAGCGTAATCACTTGGCATTCCTTTTTTTAAACACAACGTCAATAGTGCAACCCACTTCGTGTGGGATGGTATCCATCTGAACCAGCTCCAGGCCTTTTAACTTTGAGACGATGCTATTGATAAATTGTACCCCAACGTTGACGCAGTGGGATGGATTACCGCCTTCTTCCACTGTGGGATACCTGCCCGCTTGCATATCCGGTAGCAATAGAACGATAAAGCCACCTTTTCTTAAAGTGGTTGCCCACCCAAGAAGGCACTTCACAATCTCGTCTTCCGTTGGCAAGTCTTCAACCATGTGAGATGAAAATACATAATCCACTTTATGCGTGGGCCTGAAGCTTACAGCGTCCGCATACACAAACGCATTCTTAACGAGCTCAACCGCTCCTGGTTGCGGAGAATGGTCAACATGGGTACAGTTGGGCTTGATTAAGGGGCAACAACCACAACCCATGTCAAGGCCTTCTCCGACGAGATATTTTTTGACATAATCTAAATTAAGCTCAAATTCCGGGAACATGACCTTCGGTGAGAGAGAATCTTCCCGGTAAGCGAACAGTCCATTGATCTCCCGGGTATTCGGGTCAAGGCTATCGACAAATTTTACAACATCAGGGAAATCAGCGTGGTAGTCATGTAGAATTACCCTCCCACAGTGCTTCACCATTTCAAAATCAGATTGTGGGTATTCGCCAAAATGATTACCGTCCACAAACGCAACATCAAAATCAACGCTATCGATAATCGCCTTTTTTTCTTTTTCTGTAGTAACCAGGTGAGCATCAATCTTTTCAGATACCCCCATCGTGTGCCATAGGCTTTTCTTCAATGGATGGTCTTCAATGTCTATCGTCGTGACTTTCTCGGCAAATTGTGCCATGAAAGCGGCCGCGAGTCCATTATAGGTGCCTATTTCAAGAACGTGTTTTGCTGGTTTTCTGAGCAAAAAGTGCTTCAATATCTCAGCGCTGTCCCCATGCCCATCAAGCGCCGGGTTCAACGCACTGTTAAAAACGATATCCTTGATTTTCTGCCCTGGCAGCTGCTCGCATATGTCTGATACGAATTTATTCATTTTTCACTATCCCTTCAATGGGTGCCAACAAACATCGTTTGCACCATTAATCCACCCACAACCAACCATGCACTTTTTCATAAGGCATTCGGATTACTGTTTTCATCTTCCGTACCTTGCGAATTCCGGCTTTAATCTTGATTCAAAAACATCAGGCGTCAACCCGAGCTCTTTTCGTCTTGACTGGGTGGTTGCCCAGAGGATTTCGATATTTTCTCTGTCCCTTTCGTCTGCTTTCCCGTGGTAATGAATGATGTCCGTATCGTCTTTCGTGATCTGCTTTTTGGGGCCAATCAAAACATGATGCGGGGAGTTTATGAAAAACATTTCTGGTGTTCGTCTAATTAATCGTGCTTGCCAATCTGGATACTCCCCTATCGTGTGCGACGGAACCGGAAACCCTTTATCGTCCAATAGCGCAAATGGCGAACCATCGTACCGCATTGATTCATAAGACACCCGAGAAACACACACTACATCAGCGTCCATTGGCATTCCATTTTCATCTACATCTTTTAGAAAATCTTTTAGGGAATCTGACATCTTTTCATCAAAATCCAATATAAAACAAATTTCGTCCATTGGGATGTACGTCAGGGATATGTTCCGCTGCATGCTTTGCGCCGCATGGTATCCACGGTCATAGAAGTGGTTGTAAACCTCGCATTTTGACCACCGGTTGAGTTTATGAACCGTCAAGTCCTGGCTCCCACCATCGATCACAATAATCCGGGATACCCACTCAAGATCATGGAAATCGCCAATGACAGGATCTACCATTTTTTCTTCATTTAGTGATTGCATTAGAATAATCATTGTTCGTCCTCGATATAAACGCATCCATTTCTGACTTCTACATTGCTACGAGAGCATCCATCGTCTTGTCCATCATAACAAGCCCTCCAAATTCGTTGCGACCAATTTACTGCACACCCACCCCTTAGAGCTAGAACACTTACCGCTGGCAACAGCTAACATGTTACTAGGGCAAAGCCCATTCGCTTTGCAAAATTTTGTAAGATTAAACACAATGCGAGTGTCCTTCCCAGGAGATACAACAAGGTAATGCTTCGCACGGCATTCAATGCCACGTTCTATGCAGGATACAGAGGGCTTGCGTCCTTCCTGGGCCTTCGACATTTTCATCCTTGTTGCTAACGTTCTCTTTAACCCGGTACGGCTCTTAGACATCTTAAGCCTGCGTTCTTTCGAAAGCTTAACGCCTATCCTAGGATCGATGTAACCAGGAGCACTGATAGTTTTTCTTACTGACTCCTTGAATTTTCTGACATGATCTTTTGAGAAAGTTTTACCTAACCAATACTGGTGATGTTTTTCTCCAGTCATGTTTTTGGATCTTATCTCTCGTAATTCATCCGAACAAATTGTACCAGAGCTTCCTTCACCCCCAGCTGTCATGTTTGTCAAAGGTCCTTCGTTCTTGTCTCTCCTGCCTATCGATTTTATTAAAAATTTTTCTTTTGCAAACGCTTCTTTTTCTGTAGTGGAATCAATCACCCTTGACACTACTGGCTGTAATCCTTTTCTTTTCAAGCAAACAATCAAACTTCTGACAAACCTTGTTGTGTGTTCATGGAATTTCATGTCCCTTGCACCAGAACCTTTTCCAATGTAAAACGGCTCATATTCGAATTCAATTCTACCGTACTTGTACAATCCAGGCTTTCTGGGATCGAGATAAGCATAGACATAGAATATATTTTTCGAGTCATTTTTCATTCAATAGCCTTAGCAGTTCTTTGTTTATTTTCATCGGGGAAATGCTATTGATACAAGGAGATTGGCATGTAGGGTTTGCACCCCAACAATGGGACATGCTCTTACATACCGCCAACATATCCGGTTGAATATTTACAATTTTAGAGCCATGTTGGGCTTTAGGGGCCACAACGCGGGCGGGCGCTGGCCCGTAAATGACCACAGTATCTGTTCCAACAGCACCAGCCAAATGAGACAGGAAACTGTCAACCACAACAGCGGCCTTGGCGTTTTTCATCACCCAGGCAGATTCTTGCCAGGTTAGTTTGCCACAAAGATCCAGGTCAGATTTACATCTCAAATCGCCAGGACCTCCGAGTTGGATTACGGGTAGGTCAACATCTTTCAAAACCATATCCATGTGCGGGTAGGACCGATATTTCTTGTTGCCACCGGTTGTGTGGACGACGATGTACTCTTCAACTGTTGCCCCCATGGAAATGGATAATAATTGGACTGGATGAATTTTCGGTTTCACTGGATCAATAAACATCTCGTCCGCTTTGACGTTCGTGAAATACGGGTACATACTGTGAAGGGTCTCATCCAGGTTATTGAACCCTCCTTTGAGAATATGGTCCCCGTGTGGGTTATAGACAACCTCGTATGCCTTTAGGTGCCGCTCGTCCCATTCAATGATTTCATCAATGTACGGGTTCCCGAAAACAACCCCTGCGAAAACCTTCTGCGTCATGTAAACCAATGGCATATCAGGATGGCGCTCCTTGATCCCCTTAAAACACTGGGTCGTCATAAGCACATCGCCTGCAGAAGAGTGCTGGGCGAACAAAACAGCCTGGATTTTCTTGGTCGGCTTGATTCTTTTGCCCGCAACAGCCAGCAGATCATTGATATCATCCGTTCCATCAAACCATTCTTTTGCCCGCTGCAATCCCTTTATACTCATGGCTTCCCGCAGGTTTTTGTTTCCAGCTATTTCCAGAATGGACTCAGCGACCTCGGGAACCCCGCACGCTCGTGATTCAATCGTGACCGGGCCGTTTTCGCCTGTCATCGGGACGAATGAGAGGTTGTTGCAGGGAACAATCTCTCCTACCCCAGCGATGAGTTCCGTTTGGGCCGTAGTGTCGGACGCAATCACCGGCACACCACACGCCATGGCCTCAAGGGGCGTCCACGAAAGCCCTTCCTGCATACTGCAATTGATTACACAGTCCAGCGCGTTGTAGACAGTCGGCATTTTATCCCTGTCGTAAGATACGCCCTGTTGCTTTGAAACCAGATCCCCATCTTTAGCACCACAGTCCTGAGCGATTTGCGTCAAGTTATAGATGTGATCCATTTCAGTGTGCAAGTATAGGACGATATCCGGATTCTCTTTCTTGGCTTCGAAAAACGCTTTGATAAGAATTTCAGGGGACTTTCGGATTTGGTTTTTTCCAATAAACCCGAAAATAATCTTACCGTCGGGTACATTCGGAAACACTTCTTTCCGTGCAGCCATTTTATCCTTCATCGGGATAAACGTTTTCCACCCATTCAATTCTGGTCGATAATATCGAACATGCGGCGCGTAGTGCTTAAGCGCCTCGTAGCCGTATTGAGAATAAACACATGGATAGTCCAAGGCGTTCAGGTACTTTATCCAGGATGGTTGGACCTTCCACAAGTCGTATGGGAATATGGCTATCCACTTGAACTTCTTTGCGTCTCGTAGCTGCCTTATCGAATTCCAAGCTGGCATGTATCGCCAGAAGTCGATTCCCACCATGCAGAGGTAATCAAAGTCGGAGCTTTGAATTAGAGAAACGAGCCTTCTGTTTCCCCAATAGTCATCAGCCATGGAAGCGTTCACCATTGTATAAGGCAATGGATCGAAAAGAATCTTTGTCGGGTCCACATTATCCGCCACAAAACATGCATGGATGTACCTATCCATATCCAGTCGCTTGAGCATCGCGGCTAACATGTTTGAGACTCCAGTTGTTCCGATTGGGTTTTCACCCACGAATAAAACTCGCTTCTTCATTTCTTCCTCCGTGAGGATTGTTTATCTGTGGTCTTCCTCAATTATTAAAACGTCAATGTTCGGGTATCGTCTCGTTTCAATTACACTTACCTGGTAATATTCGCCAGAGGTCGGTTGCCAACGATCAAGCACCTGGGCACCAATAGAATGTTGAATCAAGACTTCGTTCTTATTCAACCCCAGCAAAGCGATTTCTTCTTCCGCTTCCAAGCCACTACCGTAAAGGGCCGCTACCTGCATGGCGTTTATGCCTGTCTTGATCGTTTCCCACTCAGTTTCCTTGTGGTATTGGTCCAAAGGATCGTCCCACGTTTCGCCGCTGGGTCGCATTAACTCACCGCTATTGATGTTGCACTTATAAAAAACAGCGTCATAATGAGCGACGGCATTTTCAAACAACTCAGGGATCATATTCGCTGCAAGAAACGTTTCATCGATTACGTCAAAAGAGACAACATCCCCGGTTGCTAACTCAGTGTCGTAAGGGATCATGCTTTTGCGGAAATGCTCTAAAGTAAGCGGCTTGGTTGTCTGGCTTGATGCTTCAAGCAGCCCGTATTCGCCTTCTACATCCCCACTGTCGCGTAAAATCGTATAGGCCACGCCCACTTCTTCGAGGGCTTCTTTTATGTCTACGCCAACGCTCATTTACGAATTCTCATTCGGGTGAATCAAAACTTTATTATTTTCGTCGTAGGTTGTATCCCTACCCGTTAGCGACTCGTAGCTAAACCCAGCATCAATTTTCGTGCCAGCCATCTCATAAGCTGAGACGTCTGCGAATTCGAATGCGAACTCTTCCTGGGCCTCCGCAAATCGTTTGTCCATATCCGCTATAATCAGCCGGTAATGCTCGAACTTATGCTGAAGGAATATGGCCTTAAATCTGAACTTTGATGCAGATTCGGACAGCAGAAAGAAAAACAAATGGCGCTTGGATCGTTCCATCAGCCACTTTATCTTAAAGGCTACCGTTTGTGGCAAACTCCATCCGGTATCACGTTCAGCCGAGTCTATGGCGTTCCCATAGTCAGCGGTTGCGAGACTAGACGAAAGCCCTTTTACTTCAGCTTGGATTTGGGTGATCATCTCATCCCTGGTCATCGCATCACCTATGGTTCATGGTATTATGGCGTTTTAAGGCTGCTTCAGTTTTTCCAGTCCAATCGCATTTAGTGCATTTAAACGGCTCTTCCTTCTCTGGATGAGCTGGTGAAGTATTCTCTTGTGGTTTTGCCATTGCCATTGTTCTTTCCACCATCTCCGACAATCCTTGGTTTGGTGAGCATGGCTCTTCCGCAGTCTCTTTGATCTCAATTTCGGGTTCAACCGCAACAATTGGTTTCTCGGTTGCGATCATTTTGACAGCGTTTGATCCGCTATCAACCTCTCTAAGGATATCACCCGGGATCGGGGAAACAGTGTCGTCGAACACAGTCCCCTTCCTCCAGGTGGTAGATCCTTTCAACGTCTTCAGTATTTCGATTTTCATCGATTGCTCCTATTGTTAAGCGGGTTCAAATTCCACGACAACCGCAACTGCATCCATCTCGGTTGTGGGCGAAGCGGTCCTGGTCAAGGTCATGTCATAAGTAATAACATCCCCCGGGGACACATCGTTATTGTCCGAGTCCAAAACACGCTGAGTTATGCCGGTATCACCAGAAACCTTAGTGGTCTTATTCGTGCTGGCCTCCCCGCTTACATGTGCAATGACAGGCGGAGTGGTAAGGCACGAAGTCCCATTGATTTTGACATCCACGGTCATGGACAGCGTAGCACTGTCGTCCTTGCCGCTGGCACCGACGGAAAGCCAAACATCAGATACCTTCCCAGCGACATTTACCGCCCCAAGAATACGCCCCGGTGAGCTTGCGGTCACTTCACCGGATATCGTATCCATCATCGGGGACGGATCATTGGCCGCAAGCTGCTTTTTAAAGGCAGGGCTTGGGAATGGTCCACGTCCTTGTTGCATAAAATCACCCCCCTAAGTTACAGTTAGCTGACAGACAGCGTCTTCATGATAAAGAACGGGAAGGCCCTTGTCTTCTACTCGCACAAAGATTCCGTCCGGGTCTTTTCTTTCCCAGCGATCAATCTGCTGGCCCCATTTTCTTGCCAACTCATGCGGTGCGTTCATGAATTCCGCAATGGGTTCTCCGTCTACGCTGTTCGCCCACATAGTAAACTTGTCTGTGGGGATGAACTTCTTGGTCATGTAAACGTAGTCATCAGTCGCCTTATATGAAGACGAAAGCGTTCCTGTCGCCGTAAGAGTCCCGGCGTTGGTGTTTACCGCCGTAATGGTTAAGGTTTCAGTCGTTTTCGCAGATGTATCCAGAACAGTAAGCGTTCCGCCCACTTCAAAATCGACCGTTGTGTCAACAGACACCGTATGCGGACCTGCGCCGGATGCCAATGCTGATGTCAGCCATGCGCGGATCTGGTAAGCCTCATCATAAAGATGCATGTTGGCAATGCCAATCAAGCTACCGATTACGCTGGTTGGGTTTGCAAACAAATCGCCCTGACCATAGTTAGACTTCGACAATAGCGTTTGGATGGTATCATCAAAGATCATGAGTTTAAGGATTTCTGTCGTAAAAATTGCATCAGACAAAACGCCTGCGTTTGCATTACTTACAAGGAGTTTCGCATCAAAAATATTTTCAGCGATATTCCGCTTAGTCCCGTCGTCCCACTTGTAATCAGCGGCGAGAGTAACCTTGTTATCATCCGGGATTCCGTAATCCAGGGAAATATAGACCCCGTTCTTATCCTTATACGTAAATCCGTCATTGCAAAGCATTTGCGCCAGCATCCACTCTTTTCTGCGATAACTTCTGTTGCTGAGATTTCGAACTTGGTTCCCAAGAGTTCTGGCTGCCTTTTGATATTTTCGATCAGTCCCGGGTTCACGAATGTTGTTCAAGAAAGACGAGCCAAAAAAGGTCCGCTCTTTCCAAAACGCCGCGTGTGCCGAGTTCTCACCGATTCCAGGGACTGCGGCATCCGGGCTCTCTGCATCTTCCGCAGCGAACGGGGTTAACCCCCTGCTACCAATCTGGGACTCCCATTCAATGTTGTCCGACTCATAATTCAAGGCTTTAAACATCTTGCTGAGAATCAGATTCGGGGGCGTCAAATACTTCGTAACCAGCTTGTTCAGCACCGTAAGTCTAAGTGCCGAAATGTCATTGATTCCTATAGGCATATCACTTCACCTCCTTTCAATTGTTAAAAGATGTAATACGGTGAGCTGTCAGACCCACCAAGATCAGTAACAACGTCCGCATTCCAATTATACAGGCTTGCAGAATACAGCATGGCGTTACTGATGATAATAACTCCCTGCCCACCCTTTGCGTTTTCGCCTGTTCCGGTATCCACTGCTGCTTTCAAAATACCATTTGCAGCCACATACGGGCTCCCGGTAGCGCTCTGGATGGCGATGACTGCGCCCTTTGCCAGGGTCTCAGAACCGAACGCGTTTGTTACCGTAATGGCGGCAATATGGGTGTATGTGGTCCGGTCAATAGCGGTAATCGCGCCAAGGTCCGTATTTGAAAGGTCGCTGTCACCCGCTACCAGGTGATCCCCAACGGCAAATTTGTAACTGTCTTCCATCGTCACTTGCCCTTCGGTCCCAGTGGTCGGATTCGCGGTTAGAAACGCAGCTCCGAACAGGTTGTCGATCCCTGCCGCCACGTTGCCAGCAGCATCAAGACCAGTATAAGGCACATACTGACCAACCCTATTCGTACTCTCCGTGATGATTCCCATAACAGCTCCGGCTTTTACAGTACCGTAACCTGCCGGGATGGTAATCGCTCTTGCGAATGCTTTGTCAGGGTCAGAGTAGAAAAGCCTTTTCAAGTCTTCCTGCCCACCCCGAAAAACGTATGGTGTTTGTCCTAATGGCATATTATTTCACCTCCTCTCTTGTTCCACCTGAAGCTTCAAACAGGCTATTGGCTAACGCCTCGTCGTCCGCTTCTTCTTTTTTCAGTTTCGCGGCCCCTTCACCCTCAACATCTTTCGAAGAGAACCCAGTCCCCATGACCTTCGATGTAGCCCCACGGGTTTCCCAGTCTTCCACCTCGGCTTTGACGGCTTCGGTAAACCCGGTACAATCCAAAAGACCGTCCTGGATAAACTTTTCATGCGATACGTGGGCTTTCACCTTGTCATGGAACCTCTTGGGCACGTCGCTCCCGGTTAGAACACTGGTCCAAATACCGGCGGCCTCGGATTTAACTTCCCGCACCTGCCGGATCGCTTCCGATTTTTCCAGCCTCAATACGGATTCTTTAAGGGACCCATTTTCAGCGGTCATCGCGGATTTTTCACCGTCAAACTTCGCAGTAAGCTTCTGCTCAAGCGAACTTTCAATCTCGGCTACGAGTTCGGGATGTGCTTTTTTCAATTCTTGTGCGTTCATAATTTTCACCTCCTTTTTCTCTAATTTCGTTTCAGCTTTCTTGTCCATTTGATCCTCCTTTTCATCCAGGTTGGCATCTAGTTCAGCCAAGATTTTTGCTTGAACATCGTTGGCCGCTATGACTTCATGCGCGAGCCCCTTGAGGACCGCTTTGTCACCCATAAAGATCCCTGCATCAGTAGCAACGACTTGAGCTACAGGAATGCCAAGGTTTCGCGCCGTCGTTTTAGCAAAAATATCGAAAACGTCTTCGACCTCTGCTTCCAACATGCCCTTGGCTTCATCAGACAATGGCGCATCAGGGCTTAAATCAGCTTTCCTTGCGCCCTTGAAAATTGTGGTATACTTTATCCCCGCCTTTTCATTGGCAGCGCTCCTGTCTTGATGCGTTGCAATCACTCCAATTGAACCAACGTGCGCAGTGCGAGACAAGAATATCTTGCCTGTGCTAGAGGCAATGGCATAAGCGGCGGAATACGCAGCTTCATTAGCAATGGCGAAGATACGCTTTCTACCTCTGCACCTGGCTTCGTATATTTCGTCGACCAGGTCGAACACCCCAGAAGCGGTTCCGCCCGGGCTGTTAATATCGAATAGGATCGCCTCGGAATCAGAATCCATGGCCGCCCTGAACTCATTCCGGATGTCGTCATAGGTTTGCAGCATGGAATCTGGGCTTAATCCATAAGTCCTATTGACGAGAGATCCGTAAACATGGATAACAGAAATCCGTGGGGAGTTTTCCACGTCGGATCGATTAGCTGAAGCCATAGACATCAAATCAGCTTCGCCCACAGAGAGAACGGACTCCATGCCAATCCTGTCGCCTATAACGCTTAGGATTGTATCCAACTTGTCAGGCAAGATCATTAATGGCGTATTGAAAACGTCTTTCGCCAACCTATGCAGCACTATCTTTTCCACGCTTGGTCTCCTTTTTTCCTTTCCCTTCTTTTTCTTGGTCTTCCGTGGGCGTGCCGCCGCGCCCTTGATTATTTCGGGTTCCTCCGCCTGAGCCATTTTTCTTCGGTTCGCCTGGCTTATCCCGTGCTGGTTCAGCTTGTAGTTTTTCCTGCATGCTTTCAGCGTCCATATTCAGAGGTAATTCTGGGTATGTCTTCTTTTCCGTCTCGTACTGGAGCCTCAGTTTCCTGAAATTCCCGAGGCCCATTTTTTTCACGAGCGTTTCTAGGGGAACGCCTGCTGTGTCATGCATAGAAGCGTGTTTCGACCCAAAGAATGCCCTGGCCCTGGACTCAGCATCATCCACCTCGCTGGTCGGGAACGTAATCTCGATCAATTCTTCCGGTTTCACATCTTTTTTCTTAAATACAGGTTCCTGATCCTTAAATGAAACTGCTTTTTCAATCTTAAACGTATCAGGGAAATCGCTTACGGCACTTTTCAAAAAGAATACTCCGCTCCAAAAGTCGTGTCGGAGGAACTTTTCAAAATAATTAACTTCATCACTTATCCGGTCACTCATGGGGCCACGGCTGGACTTCACTGAAGCGAACGTTCCCTTGGACTGGCCCGTTGAAACGTCTTCCGGTTCATTCAAACCGCCGGTAACCTGCTGTAAAATATCCGTATCGGAGTCAGATATGTTCGGGAGGTTCGGGTTAAGCACCTTGACTTCCATATTTGGCCCCAGAACCAGGGACCCACCAGGGGTTTTCGCAGCAGCAATCCCGGTTTTGGCCCTGTCGGAATCGGACATACGCAACCATTCAATCCATGACCGGATATCCGTGAACTGGAACGCGTACACATAAGCCCCTGCTGATTTTTTGTGGTCAATTTCGTATTTCTTGAGATTTTCCCAGTAATTCAGCCATTCAAGGATGGTCCGGACGTGGCCGATGTTCCGCTTTGTGATATAAGACTTGTCCCACTCGATGATAAACCGCTTGAAGCCACCTATCTTCTTGAACTTGGCCCTTCGGCTACCCTTTAGTGCTTCAGCGGAATACCCTCGTTGTTTCTTGGCAACAGCCAGCAACTCAGGATATCGAGCAATGAATATGGAAGGAATTTGCTCATCGATATGCTTATCATCATCCTTGATACAGTAAATCAATGGCATCGTGGTCTTATTCGGGTGATAAATTATCCCGCTATCTTCACCACCGCTTGATCTAATACAAGCCGGGTCGATGAAATCAATCTCAATGAACCCGTCATCATGGACCGTGGCGCAAAGTCTCAGCTCACCCTCTATTAAAGAGCGCACAACGTACTTCGGCCAGTAATTGTAAAGACGATTGCGATGGTCAAGTTCTACCTCTTCAATCGCCTCTTGTATTTCTGGGATATCAGAGCTTGTTTCAAACCCATAGCCAGCCATGCGCCCGCCCAAACCTCTGATGGCAGTATTGACCTGGGGGGTTCGCTGAAATTTCAACCAGCATTGTTCTTGTAGGACTTCTCTTGTAAGAGAATCATCATCTTTATCTGAAGAAGGGGTTACTGAAAATCCATCCGCATCCATTCCACGGGTGGTTCCGGGACTCACGTCATACTGCCACGGGGCGCTCATGCTCACGCCTGGGAACTCATTCATCATGGCCTTCAGGTATTCGTCTGGGATATCTTCGAACTTAATTATCCCTGGTTCTGTTGTTGCCATTTATTACCCATAAAAAAAGCCTGAACAAGAAACAGAAGGAGGGGGCTGTTTCTCATCCAGGCTTTTGAAAAGCTCGCTTAGTGGAAGGTTTTATGCGGCGCTTGAAGCGCTCAAACTACCTATAGATTGTTCCTATACCCGCATTTCTTACATTTTATAGTTATCCCGTGTTTTTCTTTTCCGAATGAGGCGGTTGCGAAAAAAAGCAACCCGTCGCATCTTTCGCACTGAATCCTCTTTTTTTTACTGGCGTTTTCCCTGATATAATCATCATAGGATTGCGTTTTTGCGACCATGTTGAGTCAAATTAACACGTATTAATTGCGTTGTCAAGTTTTTTTTTTAAACATTGATTGTGTAGCCAAGAAGATCGGCTACGCCAATGCCTTTTTGGCACCCTGTTCTTTACTCAAGCGTTTTTTTCAGCTCGCTTTTGGCTGCCTCTTCAGTCGAAATTATTACTTTCTGCATGATGCCCTCCATCTATTTGCAAAATCGGTTAACGTTTCCATGATATTTCTCGTTTTCCGCATCACCCAAGATATGAAAACATCGTATCCAATAGCCTTTTTAAGGCTTATGGCAGCTTCGTGCGTGGTTTGGCTCGTGCGGCCTAGCTCATCCTCCCATTTAGAGTCATAGTACAACTGTATCCGTCTCATGTGCTCCTCATACTTCGAGGTGTGAACAATCCCTCGCGCTTTTTCAAGGTTGAAGGTCGCTAGAGCACATACCTGTTCTTTCCATATCCGTTCTTCCCAAGAATCTTGCATGATTTTTCCTTTCGACTTCTCGATTGAACTACCTGTAATCCCCCTCTAATGCTCCGGCGCCATAAAAAAACCCGAAGCTTTTCATGCCCTTCCGCTTCCTGAACGTTTCCACCCCCAAACTCAACCCACCGTATATGGCACTCCCGAGCGCAAACATGCAATCGTCCTGCCTGCCGTACTTCTCCCGTTTCTCGGGGCTCCCGAACTTCCCCTGGGTAGCAGCCGGATTGTGGTCAAACACCCCAACCTCTTCTTTCAGGATATCATCCTCTTTGTTTCCCCTAACCCATACAGGCGGCGTTTTAAACCGCCCGTTCTTGTATGCTAAAAACAGTTCCGTGAACATGGTACGTTGCCGTGAGTACGTCGGGTAATAGATATGGGCGGAAATCTTACTGTCATCACACCAATTCACAAGGTCCACCGCCCCCCACCTTTCAGTCCCGAACGAGTCAATCCCGTCAAACTCAGTTTTGATAGCAATCAAAGTGTCCTGCACCGCTTCAACAGAATGGTCTTCAATGTTTGCAAGATGCAGCAGACAATATAGATACCGTGGCGCTTCAGCTTCATCCACTGGGAATGGGTTTGTTCTGCTCCCCATTAGTCCTTTGGCCACCGCCACCACAATTGTCTTAGCCGCCGTTCGCGTTTTCATGGGGTCGGCCCTATCCATCCCCGCCAAGATCGCCCAGTCAGTATCATACGCCTCGCTCAACTTATTCAGGTCGTCAGCCGTAGCCATCGCCGGTTTCCCGGACATCTTATCCCTCAACTCATACACATCCGATACCGCCCATAACCTACGATCCATCTCCTCGAAACGTCCCGCGTGCTGTGACTCAAGCTGCGAAACAATCTCAGGGTTCTTCACTTCGTCCAGCTCGGGGTCAGCGTTGCGCCGAATAATCTTCTGCTCATGCCGGATCAGCTTGTTCTTGGATTCAATGATTTCCATGAGCGCATGGTGAACGTTCACCTGCTTGTCGATCCCAATGAAGTTGCTCGCCTCGATTATGTCGTCCGTGAATACTCTTTCGGCTCCGGCGGACCAGGAATTGATAAAAAATCTTTCATATTCACCAAAAGGGAGGCGTTCTTTTTGTGAATCCAGGTATTTTTGATCTATCGCGGGATTCCACAGCTCCGAGGCCTTGCCTGAGATGGTCCGGTATGAATAAAACAAATACGGGTCAGTGCCTTTCAACCAGGTTTGGTATAGTCGATACAAGATATGATGTTTCGGCGCAACGGTTGTATCAATAACCCCTAATCCATTCTTGACCCCCCGCATTGAGCTGTCAATTTCAGTAAAGAATTTGAAATTAGAAGCCTGATGGAATTCGTTGAATACATAGCCTGAACACCCGCTGTAAATTCCGCTAAATGACGACACCGGCCTTATAAAAGAAACAACCTTTCCGTTTTTTTCTCTAAGCTCTATTTGTTTCTGCTTCAGGTTGTTTGCACCAATTCGCATTAAAAGCCTTGGGCTATTCGAAATTGTTTTAATCATCTCATCAAAATGGTGGAATCTCGATTGGCCCAAGCTGTTCGCGCCAAGGATCAAGCTTGACTCCGGGAAGCAGAAAAATTTCCAAAGCGTTATCAACTTTGCAAGCACTGATTTTCCTTCACCGCGAGGCCACATCATTATGATTAATCTATACTTGAACTCACCGTTAACCACTTCAAGCCCAGGAATAATTAAATGCTCCTGTTGATGCTTCCACAGCTCTTTATAACTGTCTGGGAATTCAGACACGGGCAACCAAACTTTTACGTCACTGCCGTGTGGTGCGATAGAAAAGCGCACGTTTTCTTCAACCCATTGAATGAACCCCTCTCCACCATTGCGGTATTTTTTAATGTCATACGCTTGCTTAGTCATCTCCAATAGCCTCAACCCTATTTTTCATTTCACGCGCAAACTTCAATAGCAGGCTTTCCGTCAATCGTCCACCATGCACCCCGATTTTCAGCAAAGAACACCGGCTTCCGTTTTGAATCTATACGGTAGCTGCTCCCGGGTATCAATTACGATTATCATTTGTTGCTCTATTTTTGTCTACGTCAACCCATAGGCGTGATCGGCACCGGGCTTTTTCTGTTCCACCATGACAGCCTTCTCCCGTTAATTTTCTCACAACTCCGAACAATCCGCGATTCTAACATCTTCCCATTTTTTACATACGAGTTGTTGAAGTTTGAAATGCGATGGACAACATTCCGGATATCCTGGGATTATAGCCGTTGGCGTATCACGGTCTTCACTGTACACCTCAACCCACCGTACTTTTAACGACGGCTGTTCAGCGTCTTTTAATCGGCAGGTGCAATGATACGCAATAGGGGCATTAACGGTGCCGCATCTTGGGCATATCCATGGTTCTGTCATATTGTTCCTTCCTTTATTTAAGCCGTAGCCTTTTCCTTCTTCGTTAACAGGCTCAACCGCAACCAGGTCCTCAGCGCCCCTGGTGCTGTAATCGCAGGTCTGCAATGTCCCTGGCTCACTTTCCGTTTTGAATCTATACGGTAGCTGCTCCCGGGTATCAATTACGATTATCATTTGTTGCTCTATTTTTGGGGCCAGCAGGAGGAATCGAACCCCCGACAAGCTGATTACAAAACAGCCGCTCTGCCAACTGAGCTACACTGGCCCATGGAGGCGGGTGGGGGATTCGAACCCCCGATCTCCAGGTTATGGGCCTGGCGCCTTACCACTTGGCCAACCCGCGACGATCCTACTCTAAAGAAATATACGTCCCAGTTAGGGTGATCTTTTTTAAAAATTCCGTATCAAGAGGAATTGTAAGAAGCGGAGTCCATGGACCAATTGTTCCATCCCCAGTAAGCATCTGTTCCCATACCACAATCTTTGAGTGCTTCTTAATTTCTTCCGGGTCTATCCAAAGGCCGTATTTGCTAACTGGTTTCCCCTGTTCCATCTTGCCTCCACTTTCGTTAATTTTGTTCGCATGCTCTTCATAGTCTCGCAGACTTTTCATAGGCTTCAAGGCCTCATTGGCCTCGCAGGTTGATGGTAGGGTTCACGCCGATGTTGGTCTAACCAGCCACAACCATCACCTCCAAACAAAAACCCCCACTATTGCTCTATGCTGACTAAACTTGTGTCGGTTCAAAAAGAGACCCCTTGCCAGACATGTACCTCGGAGGCCTTAAATTATAGTTGATCTCACAATTGAACATCCCACCGGAATGGTGCGCGTGCTCTGCCACATCCTGGCCGCCGCATTTCGGGCAACGCTTATTGGCTTCTCGTGGGGTCTGATTGACGGCGCTACTGTAGTTTTTAAAATTAAACAGTACGTCCCAAAAATAATAACTCCCACAATCTGCACATAAGACCCTTATCTGATTTCTTTCTTCCTTGCCTTTGGTTGCCATTCTTCTCTCCTTTTCGCAAAAAACCGCATTTTGTGAACTTCAATGATTGCGGGGGTTTAATCAACTTGCTCCATAGGGG